CGCACTAAGCTTATATTCTATCTGTTTTAGAGTCTTTTTATTAAGCATGGTTCCTATAGGAACAGCATCCGTCTCAAAAACGGTAGGAAAACTGGCGTTGGTTCCTCCTGTGGAGTAGTCAATACCATATGTTGGAGACGTTACACTCGAATACCAGCCTGACCAGTAGACAGGGAACTTTGATGTCTGTATTACTGCACCCAGAAGAACAGTTGCAACCCCGTTGTAAGTATTGTAAGAGTTCTGTGACTCAAGACGTAAAGCAAGTCCTGTATCCTGTCCAATGTATAGGTTTTGTGTAGGGATAAATGACCAGATACCACCACAGTTTCCTGCTTTAGTAGTACTTTCATCTAAAATTGAGAAGTAAACTCTACCACGAATATACATAACATCTCCCCAATAGTAGGTACTTTCTATGTATGTCCCTGGACTCCCTGGGACACCTGCTACATAGTCAGGAATATTTATTACAAGAGAAGCAAGTGACCCGTCAGTAATATAGACATTTCCTTGATTGCCAGCAAAGATATATGCCATCTGATTCACTGTAAGCATGTGTGTTACGTTGTTTTCAGGAAGAGAGATAATGCCACTAGGAGTCACATCTACTTGATTCCAAGGATAGACCACGTTTCCAATACACCCAATAAGAACTGTGTTACCTATTTCAACAAGACACTGTGCTATCTCATAATTAGGAAGATTAACGCGCTGTGTTGTAGCCACGACAGTAGAGTGTGTTGCGTTTGCTCCTGCATCACTTCCATAAGGATAGAAGGTATTGAAGTACTGCGCTCCTACTGCCCCTGTTTGTATGTCGAGGGCTGCGCCTCCTGTCTGTGCAGCATATACACCGAAAGCTGAACCAGGGGCTGGAGCTGTAATCTCAATCCAGTACACCGTGTCCGCAGTAAGAGCCGTTGGAATTGTACCGCCCTGTACTGTGAAGAACACCACAGGAATACGCTTTACCGTGTTTGTTGTGTCCATATAGAACGGTAAGGAACCGCTTATAGTTGAGGTAATCGTTCCTGCTGTTGTTACGGCAGTATACGAACCGTATGACTGAATATTTGCTAGGCCACTATTTATAGACGAGTCAGGAAAGATAGACCCAATGTATGTCCCATCAGTGTAGTAGCATGTTCCCTGATGCCCTGTTAAAGCAAAGTGTGGATTTTTGTTTGTTGGAATGCCAATCATTCCCTGTAACGCAAGTTGTAGATAGGTTGTTGAAGCTGAGGTTGTGCCACCGAGGTTTACTGTTGGTTTACCGTAGAAGTGATTCCCCGCAAAGGCAATGAGCCATCCATTAAGAATAGCGATTCCACTTGGTATTGTTTCGGAGCCAAAATACGTAGTTGAATAGTCAGGTAAGAACCACGTAAGACCTGTAGTAGCATCGTTGGCAGTATCGTAGACAAACACTAGCCCTGCACTATCTAGTACATAATACCGTTGCTGTTTGTTTCCTGATGAATCTTTATACAACTCTGTAGCCTTTGCTACAGGCTGTCCCATATCAAAAGCCGTGTTGTAGGTCAGTGTCCCTGACGTTCCGTGAGTCCAAATGGATACAGAAGCTGTTGGGTCATAGTAGGAAGAGAGTTTTACGTTTCCACTACCATCTTGTGCGCTCACGTAGTAGTAACCAGTCGGCATGTTGATTGCTATGATTGCGCTGACGGTAAAGGTTCCTCCTGATGTAAAAGTATGGATAGTATTTCCTCCAGAGGTTGTGATTGTTCCTCCAGTGGCTGTGATGGAACCTGTAGGGTATGAAATGATGACGATACCGCTTCCTCCTGCACCTCCCGTGGTTCCTGCTGTATAAAATGAACCACCACCTCCTCCACCTGTGTTTACGGTTCCTGCTGTACCGTTTTCTCCTGAGTTACCAGCTCCTCCACCTCCTGCCCCTCCTGCGCCAGGACCTGATGGGTCTGCACCACCTCCACCACCTCCGTAAGTAACGGAAGCTCCTGAGATAGAACTCGCAAGACCAGCGCCTCCCGCGCCTCCGACACCAGCACTACCCGCGCCACCAACTGCACTCGCTCCACCGCCACCACCTCCTGCTTGGTATGAACCTGCACCTCCCGTTCCACCAGCATTACCTCCAGTAGTAGCTGTACCTCCAGTAGTAGGCGCGTTTCCACCACCACCACCACCTGAGCCACCCGCAGCACCGTTGGCACTGTTCTTACCGCCTCCACCACCTCCTGTAGCCACAAGAACTGCTGCGAAGGAGCTGTTTGCACCATTATTTCCTGTGCTATTAGCTACTCCAGTACCTCCCGCACCTACAGTAACAGTATAAGAAGTTACAGATGCTGTTGTTGAAAGTGTACGGACAGCACCCGCACCTCCACCTCCCGCTGCTCGTGGGTTGACTGCATCAGTACCACCTCCCGCACCACCTCCTGCGACTACGAGAAGCGAAATAGCTGATGTTGTAGGAACGTATGTGACACTTGAAGCAGTGACGTTAATCCATGTCCCTACATTTAAAGGAGCTGATGTCGCAAAATAGGTTGTTCCTACACCTGCACTTGCGGTAAGAGTTTTATTAGTTAAGATGGTCTGAGTTTGCTTTGTGCGTACAAAAGAAGTAACAATCTCTCCTGTTTCTGTAGAGATATTTCCATTCTGAATGTTCGCTATTCCATTGTGAGGTGAGCTTGCAATTCCTTTCTCCCACCCGTCAATAACGACGTCTTCAGTGTCTCCGTTTTTTTCAAGTCGATAACTCATGGCGTTTCTTGTGGCACTACTACAACCTTCCTATTGAACCATTCAGAGAAGAGGTCAAGTGCTGCGACTCCCATGTAGCCCGCGACTCCTGCTGCGATTACGTGGTAGTTGTCGTTTGTGGTCATTTGAGAAGAAAACACGGCTCCAATGAATCCTGAGAACCCTGAAACGAAAGCGTTTGCAAAGAGTAGCCAGAATATTTTTGTTTTAGTTGGAAGGTCTTTCATACCGAGAAGTTGTACAAATACTTTTACTGCGCCTCCTGTTGCTCCTAATATCGCCCAGAGTGGTTGTGGTGGTATTTCGTGCATACATTAAGAGGCGGCTGCCATAAAGAAGCCTGAGTTAGCTGTTGCTGGAACTTGATATTTTATGGCAACAACTAAATCGTCAGCATCTCTGTTTGTTGTCCAATTCAATGCCATTGCGTTAGAGCCAGAAGTAGGTGCGTCTTTGGATGATATTTCTGCGTAGTAGTTAGTTGCTCCCATATTGTCGCTTCCAGCCACAATAATCCCCTGACCAGACCCCTCCACACGAGCACTGGAAGTAGGTTGAATGGCAAAGCCAGCCAAAAGTAAATCATTTGCTACTGTGGTAGTTACTGATTTTGTAACAGTAGCTACCTGGTTTACACCAACATATCCTTCCACATCGGGGGCGCCTTGTACTGCATCTTTTAAGACTACCCACGCAACACCTACTGATGTATCTGCTCCTGTCCAGTTCACAACAATGTTTCCTGTTGTGGGCGCAGCTACATAATAGTATTGGCTTCTGAATGAAAAGGCAGGAGTGTTGACTGCCCCTGAAGTCATACTTGCGCCATTCCATGTGACAGCTCCAAAGGAGTTTCCTGTCGTATTCCAAAGGAAAACCAAACCTAATACATTGCTATTACCACCCGTAACAGTTGCAGCAACAGTTCGAGATGTTCCTGCACTTGCTCCTGTAGCAATACCAGAGCCCGTTGTCGAAGGAATAGACACCGTATCTGGTGAGATTGAAATGCCAAGTGCTCCATAAGCCGCAGACCCAAAAGTTTCTGATATTGAGTAGCTTCCTGCTGGCGCTTTAAGGCCACCTGAGTCATCCATACTACACTGACCTCCAATCGACGAGCGTTGTGTTGTACTACCGCCAGCAGTACCGTTTCCTGTTGAGTCGTTTCTAAAAACTCCGACCAGCCAAGAACCATTAGCAACTGTAGTAGTTGTTAGAGTTGCTGTCGCGCCTGTGCTTGCGGTGCTCATCTGACTATCGGGTTGACCAGTCTGTTTTGCTCCAGTGTACGAGAGTGCGTTGGCTGCTATTCCATCGGGAGCCGAAGCGAATGTAATTACCACGTTATTTGCCCCTGTGGTCGGATTAACCAGGTAGTACAAATGATTTTTTACAGTAGCACTAACTGTAAGTGGGCTTGCAGATGTCGCAGTCATCGCCACACCATTATAAGTAACACTTGATACAGCGGGTACTGTTGCTTTGTTTGCAATAAATCCAACCAACAACATCGTGTTTGAACCCGATACTGTATGTGCAAAAGTCAATGTTGCAGAGGCAGAGTTACTCGCACTTGTTGCTGCGTTAAATGCTATTGCCATAGTCTATGCAGATGCTATACAACGCCACTTGCTACTTGCGCCGTTGTATTGGAAACAAGCAGAGATAGGTAGTGTTGTCGAACCGTTAGTAAGTACTGGTGCTGTAGCGGTACTGTTTTCAGTGTTTACCCACGTAAGAGTCTGAGCTACTGCTGAGAAATCTAATACCCTCACAACTCGTATCTCACCATCTACAGCTCCAGCTGTTGGCATAGTGATGGTGATAGTTGCCGCAGAGTTGTTCGTAATCGTGTTGGTGACATACGCAATGTTTGCCGTCGCAGCGTTTGCTGATGCGGTTGTTGCTAGGTTCATTCCCTGATATGGGACTTGTAAGAAATCCCAGTTCGCAGCTGTTGTTGGTGTAGCAACCTGTGCAACGAAAGTTGCAGACATTCCAGCTCCCAAAACAACAATTGTATTCGCTCCTGATGACTGGACCGTTACTGACCCAGTTGAAAGGTTTTTAATGATGTAAGACTGTCCGACTACCACACTTGTTGTTGGTAGTTTTACTGTTTGTGTTGAAGAGCCAGTGAAGTATTGAATCTTCCCCGCTGTGATAGTTAGGGTAGTTGTACCCGCCGCTGTTGTGGTTGTTCCAAAACCATTGATGACTTCTCCCTCAACCGAAGTGATACCCGCTGCCACACGAGCAAGAGTGTTATCTGTTGCTGCACCAAGTTCTATTGTTCCTGTAGTGATGACACCAGTTGTACTTACAGTAAGACCTGTTGAATTGAATGTAGTACTTGTTGCTCCTGCGATAATCGCTTGGAGATTTGTGCCGTCACCACCAAACCCAGTAGTGGATGCTCCTCGTTGTGGAATGAACGAAGGAGCTGTTGCAGAGGATACTCCCGCTGCGATAGAAGGAGTAGTTGTGAGTGCTGTATTAAATACAAGTCCTGTAGTCCCTGAACCCCAAGTTACTGTGCCTGGAGCAAGGGGATGGAAGTCCCAGCTTCCTGCTGCCGTTCCGTTTACAAGAAGATTTATTTGCACAAAACCTCCTCCTGGAACTGTATATAGAGTTGTCGTAGCATTGTCTTTAACGGTAATTGAACCGCTTGAGTTGTTATTTACCCAGTATCTCTTTCCAACAGTAAGGGTAGTCGCGTCTGGAAGTGCAAGTGTTTGAGCAGAAGCTCCTGTAAATATTTGACTTGGGCTACTAGCAACAGTAAGAGTTGTTGTTGCTCCAGCAGTAGCCGTACTTGTTGCGTTTACAAGAAAATCATTCGCAAAGGTGTTTATATTCGTATCTCTTGAAACCAAAGTGGATGCTGTGGCTGTACTTGCAACTCCTGAACCAGTAGCAAGACCAGTGATGGCAGGTGTAGTAAGAGCAGGAGATGTCATTGTCTGGACACCTGTAAATGTATTTTCTGCGTCCGTTCTTGCAATGGTTGCGGAGGTACTAGGGAACGTCATTGTCGTACCATCCGTACCAGAAAGAGTGATGGTGTTGTTTATGGTTAGTTTTTTCCCTGTCGCCGCATTAGCTCCGAAATACTGTGCAGACCACGAAGCGGCAGTTGTTCCTGAAGTAAGAATACAAGTTACCTCTACAGAAGTAGCCGCAGCAAGAACTATTACTGCATTTGCTCCAGAAGAGTTAACCGTAACAAGTCCTGTTGAGTTATTGATAATCCAATAAGATTGACCAAGGACTAGGGTGGAAGTTACAGGGAGTGTAACTGTTTGGGTGGTAACGCCAGTAAAATACTGCATCGAATTACTAGCTACCGTAAGCACAGTTGTTCCAGCTGCGGTAGCTGTAGTTGAGTAACCCTCAAGAGAGTTAACAGCAGAGAGATTGCCGTTAGTGTCTCTCATTACGATAGTTGATGCAGTGGCGGCAGTTGCCTGGCCTGTACCAGTGATAGTGCCGTTGATGACAGGTGTGGTGAGAGTCGGGGTGTTTTGCATTACAGCAACAGTACCTGTCCCTGTAAGCGTGTATTCTCCAAGAACACCCGCATTGTTGTATAAAATCCTAGTTGTAGTACCCGACGTAATTGTGGTTGTGCCTACTGTTAGACCACCTGCTGTTGGAGTTGCGAATGTGCCGTCACCTCGAAGGAAAGTTGTGGTGTTGTTTGGTGGAGTAGGAACTGCACCTCCTACAGTAGCGGTCATCACAGGAAGGTCCGAGTTTACCGCTGCTGAGATAGCCGTCCCATTGCCCTTCAGAAGCCCTGTAATGGTCGTAGAGACGGTTATAGCAGGAGTAGTGGTAGCAGTCGCAACTGTACCCGCAAAGCCGTTAGCAGTGGTTACAGAGACACTAGTGACCGTACCTGACCCACTCGGAACGTCAGTAAGCAATCTACCTGTTGTTTGGTCGCCTTTTGCTGCAACGGTAAGACCTGGTGTAGTGGAAGACTCAAGAAGTAATCCTGTTACAAAGTTTTGGTCTCTCGGTGCTTCTGCCATATATAATATATTATCCTGTTAAAACTGCTCCTGAGCTAGTAGCTACCCACGGGTACACCAGTCCATCTGAACCTGTGAATGTCAAACAGTGGACGTAGTTTTGGTCTCTAGGGTCTATGGGAACCATAGTAAACGAGATTGTTGAAGCGTTGTCTACTACCATACCGTTATTGTTACCGTTTATGGCGACGCGCACAAGGTTTTGTCCCTGCACAGTGTCTGTATTTAGTACAGCTAGTCCTGAAGTAACAAAGTTTTCGTCTCGTAGAGCAGTAACCATTTTATATGTACGATACAGTTATATCTTGCGCAGCGGTTGCTGTTACAAAAGTAAGACCTGTAGTAAACACACAATCGTACCTAAGAGAGAAAGGCTGAGGACTTGCAGGAACAGTTATTGTTGCTATTGCAGTTCCTGAACCTGCCGTGTTGTCATACACAGTAACAACACCCGTGGCTACTGGCTTATTGAAGGTAATAGTGTGTAGAATACCAGCCCCTGTCTTAATAGTGGTAGTTGTTGGTGCTGCGAGAGTTATGTTCACTGAAGAATAACCAACTGCGGTTCCTGTATTAGTTGCCATTTCGTTTTATATTACGTTCTAATGTTCCCTCTCTATCTGCAAGACGAGTCTCACGAGCATTAAGTTCTTGCTCTCTAGCATCTTGCTGTGCATCTCGAAGAGCTTGTCTTTGCTCATTTGCAATAGACTGTGCTGTGTGACTAGATATTTGTTCTTCCATAAGGTGTTTAAGTGAGAGTGCTTCTTTTTGCGTCTTTTCTGCTTGTATCAGTGCAATAGTGCTTGCCTCCTTGTTTCTATGCGTTTCCTCTCCAAGAAGTTGTATTTGTCCAAGAGTAGTAGCTATCTTTTGTTCTTTCTCAAGAGAAACTTCTAGCGTAGTGACTAATCCTTGTCTTATGGCCTCTACTTCCTTTCTTTCTCTTGTAAGAGTTTCACTTTCAATAAGAAGTGCTTGTTTAGCTTCTCCAAGAAGTCCCCATTCTTTTGTAAGAGGTTCTAGAGCTTTATCTCTTTCTTCTTTTAAAAGTGCTACTTCAGTAAGTAGAGCATCACGCTCATTACTTGCTTTAGTTGTCTCTTGATGAATACTAAAGAGTGTTTTCTCTCTAAAGTTTCTTAGCGATTCCTCCTCCTGTGCTTGTACTTCTCTAAGAGAATCCACACGCTTAGCAAGCTTTAGTCCTTCCTGCACTTCACGTTGCATATCTCTAGCCTTGGCTTGCACTATCTCCTGTTTCTTTAGGAGCTTCATTGCCATACTAAGAGTTTAATGCCTTTGTCCGTAGAGATGCTTTTCGGTCAATAGCTTCACTGTTTAGCTCACCCTCATCGTTGCGTGTTAGCTTGTCCTCAATCTTGTCTATCTTAGATTCTGTCACCGTTGCCTTTGAGAGAGGGAGAGGAATAAGACACTGCTGGATAAAGGACGTAAGTTCGCTATCAGAATACTGACCACCTTGGTGCATACTATTTAGCTTTGGAGAACCATCAGCATTTCTCTCCTGATTAAGAAATGTTTGGTACTTCTCACTGTTAAAGAAAGCACGCTCTCCAAGGTCTTTAGCAAACTTTTTACGAATATGCTGTATTTCTAGAGGGGAGTATTCAGGCATTATCATTGGTGATGTACTTTGCTTAGCAAAGCGATATTCCTTCTTTCCCCAGATACCTATAAAGTCTTCATCCGTTGGATTAGTGAAGTTAAATACTCCATTAAAATCTTCTGGCAAAACTGTTTCATATTTCATTATTCCTTCTTCCATAGTGTTTTGGCTTTATTCAAGCAGGTTATTGTTATGGGACTAGTTTCTAGTACCCTATTCCACCCTCTCGTAAGAGGGCAGAGAGGAAGCTAGAGATTTACGTCAATCATGTTGTACTTCGTGCTTGCAGTCGCAACGATAGCAGTACCAACACGAGGACCTGTAGCAACCGCATATGTCACTACAGCACCTGCAGTGCTAGTAGGAACACACACGTCAATACCTAGAGCCACAGTTGAACTACCAAGAACAGCAGTAGGGCCTTTTGTGACAATGAAGCCATAAGAAGCTACTGAAGCAGTAGAAGCTGGGATTGGATAGAGAGATACACCAAGAATCTTACCTGTAAGGGTTGTCGCAGGAGAGATGATAACACCGTCAGTGGTGTAGTCAGTTCCGTGGAATGAACCATACGGGTTGATAGTAAGGGTGTAACGTGAGTCTGTAGATGTAGCAACAGTAAACGCATCTGTAATGGTGACTACCATTGCAGATGTGGTTGAAGCTGCTGAGTTACTAGCAATCTTTAGAGTCTGACCAAGGCCAGTACCTTCAACAACGCTGAGGTATCCACCTTGGAAACGGTTAGCAAGAACAGCTGTTGCTCCTGTTGCAATCTGGATTTGAGTACCGCCAACAGTTCCTGCAATGGGATACGTAGCTGAGTAACCAGTAGTAGCAGTAGTAGCAGGAGAAAGACCTCCTGAGTTTGCCTGTGCTGCTGGCCCTTGGACGACAACACCTGAACCAAGAGCTGTACCTGCGTTTTGGACAAGAACAACCTGTCGGCCATCTGCTAGGTCAAACCTAGCACCAACAAGAGTGCTCAGACTCAAGTCCGTTGAAGTCTGGAATAGTGCGAGGGGGCTTGTTGCTCCTCTTTGTGAGATTCGTGACATTTTAATTTAGTTAGTTTTTAAGTAAGCAACGGCTCGCTTACGGAGACACATTATGCAGTAGCTTCTGCTGGAACTTCCTCAACTGAGGCTTCCTCTTCAGGGGCAACTTCTTCGAGAACAGATTCTTCAGTAGATTCTGAAACGATTTCGTCAGACATATTAGGCTGCGGTGAAGATACCTGATTGAGCTGTCATCAGCCAACCAGTACCATTGCTAGTAAGTGTGATTGTATCACCAACTACCGCAGTTGCCTGGGTATTGGTAAGAGTTGTTCCACTAACTGCTGTTCCAGTTGCGCTAGTTTTAGCGTAGATGGTTCCAGCAGCGGTTACGGTGAATCCAGTGGTTGTGTTTGAGACTACAAAGGTATAGGTAAGACCGTCTGCTGCTGCTGGAAGTGTCCAAGAAGGACTAGCACTAGTAGAGCGGTTGATGAATACCTTGCCTGAATCTGCAGCTGTAAGTACAACCGTTGCACCCACAAGTGCGCTTGATGATGTAGCGCGTACAGTTGGTCCAGTAGGAGCTGCTGTAAATACAGGAGCTGCTGTGAACGTTGCTACGCCAGTTACAGCAAGAGTTCCACCAAGTGAAGTGTTCTTTGTTGTGTTTAGCCCGTTTTCTCGGATGTTTGGAAGATTATCTTCAATGTATATAGCCATATTAGATTTAGTTACCTAATAAAGTTACACACCTGTGATACCTGTAAGCACACCAGAGCGCAAAGGTGCGCGGTTGATGAGCTGTCCACCGAGAATCATAAAGCCATTAACGGTTCCCTGGTTGTATGCCTTAATCATACCTGTCCAAGTGAAGGCATCTCCAGGAGCGTAGATTTTATCTTCGTATACGTTTCCTTCGATGTCCTTTGCCTTTGGAGAGACTTTCTCACCTTCCCACCACTTGAGGGCGTACCATTCAAGGAAGCTAAGGTTGAGCATGTAGAAGTTACCAGTTGTAACCTTCTTGTCACGACTGATAATCATTCCGTCCCATCGCTGTTCTGAGTAACCAGAAGTCTGTGCTACTGAACGGTTAGAAGGGCTAAAGTCTTGGTTGTTTCGCTGATAGCTTGTCTGAAGCTGTTCGAAGTAACCCCAGGTGGTGTAATCCGTAAGGATGAAGTTAGGAATTACTGGTCCGTCTGAGATAGCGTTCCAAAGAGTACGAACCTTAACGAGTGAGATTGTACCGTTTGAAGCAGTTACTGTTGAGTTAAGACCTGAGTAAGTAGCGCGAGAAAGACCTCCGTAAGTAGGAAGTACAGTACCGTTGTCTACAGCACCAGCAAGACCCATAGGGGCCTTACCACCAAATGACGTACCGTCACCCTGTAGGAAGTTACCGATGTCATCTGCACCATCTTGTGAGCGAGATTCCATAGTGACCTTCATAAGATTGAGAGTCTGCATTGGTGTTGAGTTCACAGAGAGTTCAGAACCAGCAAGCGCAACGTTTGTTGCTACGAATGTTGGATAGAATGTTGTGTTTACTGCTACTGGAGTTTGAGTAATAGGAAGGAGGTCGAATCCGTTAAATGCTACTGAAGCAGTACCTTTCTGGTACTTGATTGGGAATATCATTTGAGAACCTGACCACTTCTTTGTCTTCTGCATGAGTTTGCCGAAGAAATAGTTGTCTCGTAGTACCAAGTCTACCCAAAAAGGGGCGAGGTACTGGTTTGTTGTCGTTGTGACATTTACTGATGGAGGCATGAGTTTGTAATACTAGTTTGTAATTTATATAAGGTCGTTTTCTCGGAGAAACCGTTCTGTGGCATCTATGGCAAGTTTTGATTCACCTGTAGTACCACTTTGAGTCATTGAACGAGAAGACAAGTCCTTTGCACGATTGTCAGGTCTCTTGGCGATTTTAGCCTTGTATTCATCCCACACTGCGTGGTGGTCTGCGTACTCGGTAACATTTCCATCTTTACCCTTTGGAGAAAGTCTTTCAAGGTAAGTAAAGAAGCCTTTTTGCATATCAGGGGTAAAAGTAACATTGTACTGGTCTTCAATTTCTTCAATCATTGAGTCCAATACCTGTTCTTCTTTCCTAGTAGCTTCTGAAGCCTTCTGTTGTTCCTCGCGGAATATCTGTAGAGCTTCATCTCTTGCCTCATTCTTTGCGCCTTGTAGAGCATTTCGCAATAGTTCAGTTGCTGTCTGTGCTTCTGGGGTATCAGTTCCATAGATTCTTTCTATAGACTTTAGATACTCTGAATCAGACTGAGTAGTTTTAGTTGCTTCTGCAAGAGTCTCAAGTCGAGCTGCCATAGCAATATTTGCTTCGCGCTCTGCTTGATACTTCTGCTCTAGCCTTCTATGCCTTCGATTCTTTACATCATCTGGCGCATCTTCAGGTTCAACATCTACTGCTTTTTCTTCACTGGGTATTACTACTTCTCCAAACGGGTCTTCTGGGTTGTTTTCTTTCAATTCGTCAAGAAACTGGTTTTCTTCATTCATGGTGTGTGCCTATTTCTAGGAGCTTATGGTTATTACAAGTACTTGTGGGGCGACTTTATACCCAGGCTTGTTCATCCGACAGCCTGAAACGGGGTTATTTAGAAAGGTATGTCTTTACGAGACAGTCCCATTTTCTTTAATTTAGCGGTGTCTTTCCCATAATCCTTATCTTTCTTAGAGGCCAGAGCTTTAGTCTTCGCGTCTTTCATGTTCTTTTTTGTTATGTGTAGTCTCACACTCACCTGCGTCAAAGTCATGTTTGCTATCGCCCATATATACTTCTTGTTCTAGTTTAGCCATGTTTCTTTTTATCAAGAGCCTTACCTTTGGCAGTCTCTTTACTCCCTTTCATAAAGCCGAGTTTGTTCATTATTTTAAATGGAACATCAGACTTTGCTCCGTACTCTTTCTTCAACTTGTTCTCTAGTGCTTTTGGCATATCTGTAGTGTGAATACTTTTAATCCTTTTGTCTATGATTTAGTGGTGTGCATAACTCGTGAGCATAGTTCTATACAGGAGGTAGCTGTACTTGGCTAAGACCTGCACTTGCTGGGTCTTGTGCAAGTCCATTAGGTGATGGTGGTTCTCCGTTAGCTATTTCAGGTGGGGTGTTCGCTGCTACTGCTGCGGTCTTCATACCTTCTGCCTGTGCTCCTGCAACTGCTTGCTCCTGAGCCATTTGTTGCTGGTGCTGTTGTAGCTTTTGAGCGTATTCAGGGAAGTTCAGTGTGAAGTAAGCCATTGGGTCTAGCTTATAAAGCACCCCATCTGCTGCTGCTTCGTCTGGGTCTGGGAAGTCCACCATTGTAAGAAGTGTCTTTGGGCCAATGGCCCCCTTATCAAATAGAGCCTGGGCAAGATTTATGGTTGTTATCTCATCACGAGGTCGAAGACTGTCTGGTGCAACAGATACAATAAGCTGTCTATTGAGGTCAGATGAGGATAGCTGTACATACTCTACTGCCTTTGCGTTGCCCATAATGGCTGCGAAATGCGTCTCGTCATAGAAAACCACGTAGAGCTGTACAAGCCAGTTAAATGTAAGGTCTGCTACTTGTTCAATAGCTGAGCCAATGCCTCCACCAATACGAGAAGAATCGTGAGCCTGATTAAGAATCATTCCACGGGCTGTCTGGTCTTCATCTGAAGGCTGAGCTGTAATTCCTTGTACACCCCAAGAAGTTCTTAGGTCATCTTTAACAAGGGTAAGCTGTTCTATTATTTGTGCAGATAGGGGCTGTCCATCGAGGGGAAGGATAGCTCGGTCAATAGGACCACCTGAAGGAATAAGTATAGGATTGCCCTTTCTACGAGCATTTGCTGCTTGCTTAGCGGTCTCTTGGTTAAAATTGTCTTCGCTAAAAGCGTAAGAGTTATTGGCTGAACTTGCGTTGAGGTCTATCTGCTCAGTACGTTTAGTAATGAGTTTCTGATTCGGTATGTTCTGTTCAACAAGACCTGTTACGTCATGGGGTTGGTCTTGAAGAGAGAATACAGATAGGAATATGTATGGCTTTAGTGCATACGCAAAGTGGTTGCTTGGGTGAGTCATTATTGGCTCTAGTGAGATAGGGTCAATAACAGGTTCTCCTGTACTTGGGTCTTCCTGTTCTTCTGGATATTTAAAATAAGGGTTCTTAAACTTATCAAGAACTTTCTCCTTGTAGGTAATGAAGCAGTATTCATCTGTCCACCATTCTGTGTAAACTACTTCTGTACCAAGCTTTCCATCAGTAGTAAGAACAATGTATGCCTCTTCTGTTGGGTATAGGTCAATTAGCTTCTCTGCAGTAACACTAATTCTTTCTCCGAGATAGCCGACAAAGTTACCAAATGCATCTACGTAGCCATCTGTGTCAAATATAAAGTCCTGTATTTTTCTGTTCTCAACATCTACGTCATTGGTTTTCTTGTTCCAACCAGGCTTTAGAACACCGAGATGGTTAATTGACCACTGGCGTACCATAAATCCAAGCTTGCGCTTTAGTGCCAATTGGTCTGAGTGGAAGGCGAGCATTGTTTTTACTGACGTAGCTACTTCGTTTCCTTCAGGCGTGTTGTCTGTCCACACTACAGGTTCAGGGTTTTTAGCTAGAGCAGCAGATAAGAATGTTTCCTCAGCCTCAAACTGAATATTAGAAGCTATGTTGTCTTCACCAGCAAGCCATTGCCCGTTAGCCTTCTTTCCAAGGTAGGACTCAAGGTTCTTCTCTACAATACGCTTATGCTTTTCTTCATAGCTTGCGTACTTCTTCTCCCATTCGCCACGGAGTTTCAAGAGTTCCTCGTCAGACATCTTTAATTCAAAAGCATCATATTTCTCAGACACGGGACCTTCAGGACTGTCACCAGCTCCACTGTCAATCTTATTCGTTCTGTTTTGTACCAAGTCAGTTACTCCTTGTACATTTAGAGCAAATGGGTCACTTCCGTCAGACATTTTTAGTAGAAGTTAGAATATAGACGTAGTATGGAGCACGTAACTACTGTTTGTCTATGATTAGAGTAATCTCAACAATGGGGATAAGTTCCTTCTCTAAATCATCTAAGTATACACATGGAGCGTGGTACACGGACGTAAGCAATATTTCACAGACAGGACAGCGACCAGCGTTTAAGAGTTTGGCTAGTCTTTGAGGTGTGGCGTAATACCGCCTATATTTGTTTAAGTCCATTACAGTTCTATTGAGTCTCCCCTAATAAACGAGGTTACCTCCTCTGCTTGAGCTACGTTGTTGAACGTTGGTCTAACTGTTCCTGCCCACACATCATCTCCTACTATTTTAGCCATCTCTCCCCCGTAGCGTTGCATACCCACAACTGCGTACAGTAAAGCATGTACATAGTGGTCAGGCCCATTTCTTTTCCACACATACTCATTACCATAGAGGCTTCTGTCGTCTTTCCCTCTCGTTTCTTTCACCATAACTTTCTCACGATAAATATATCTAAAGTGTTCAGCGAACTCTTCCCACTCTTCTTTAGTACCATTCAACCTAAAGCGTCCAGTGTCTCTTAGTTGCTCTATCATTAGAGTAAGCATGCGGTTACGGTCTACTGATACTTTCCAATACTCATCGTCTTCTCCCCATCTCACCATTTCTACTGCCTTCTTGTCCTTTTGGTAGTAACACAGGAAGATTTGTCCAGGAAACTCTGCTTGTAGCTGACGGGTATTCATTAGCTCACCTCCTTGGTCAATGACTACCTTTGCTCTTGGGAAGCGTTTAAGAAGTTCTCGGAGCTTGTCGTAAGGGGTCTTTGTGGCTGTTATACCCTTCTCAGTATCATAGAAGAACACCCCATCTTTGTTCAGAATAACGTAAGAAATGTAGTCATCTCCTGTGTCTACTCCAATGATAGTTTGACCTAGCTGTTCATTTACCACATCTACGCAGTTTCTGAGGACTACGCTTGGTTCTATTTTATCATCAGAGCCTATGTACGGAAGTCCAAGTACATAGTTATAAAAATACTGTTGGTCTTTCTGTGGGTCTTTGAATGACTTAAGTATGTCCTTGGCACTCTTGTTCCACAGCATTAACTGGCTTACGTGCCAGCCTGAAAACTCATAGTCTCCTGCAATTTCTCCTGTCCAAGCAATCCCGTCTTGGTTTTTCCATACGCCATTAGCGCGACACTCATCAGGAATAGTACTACGACAAGCTGTACAAA